GTAACCCGTGTAGCCCGTATAACCCGTAGCACCCGTGGCTCCCGTGTAACCCGTGTAACCCGTGTAGCCCGTGTAACCCGTGTAACCCGTGTAACCCGTGGCACCCGTGGCTCCCGTGTAGCCCGTGTAACCCGTATAGCCCGTGTAACCCGTGGCACCGGTATTTGTTGCCGAGCCCGGTGTTCCCGTAGGACCCGTATAACCCGTAGGACCTATAGGACCCGTAGGACCTTGCGTTGCTAGCACCGTCCAATAGGTCGCATTCGGGGGTTGCTCGTCAATGTTTGCTAATATACAGTTGTAGAGGACTGATAGGTCTTGAACGATATCTCCTACAACATAGTTCGTAAACGCCGACCAATTCGCATAGGGGGACGCCATCTCTATCTTGGGTAAAATATATTTATCCTTAGCAAATGGGCTCGGTAGAAGAGGTAAAAGAATACTCATTAAGCGACAGTGATATCCGTAAGATACTCGGGGACGACATCAAGATTATCACCTACCCTATGCTTGGCACGATGAACTCCATTGACGAGGCATTTGATAGCAAGGGACGCTCCGTTATGCTTGTGCCGAATGTGTCGCCCACAATGGGTCATTGGGTGGCTATGCTTAACCGACCGGATAGCATAGAGTTCTTTGACCCCTACGGTGATGCCCCCGAAGAGCAGAAGGGTGGGCTCTCGTCTAGCAAACTCCGAGCATTAGACATAGACCAACCGTTTCTAACAAAACTGCTAAGGGAGAGTGGTAAGCCGGTCTTCTATAACACTAAGGCATTCCAAAGCAGTAATCGCAATGTGGCTACCTGCGGACGCCACGCCGTTGCCCGTCTAGCCTATGCCCCCTACACCATTGATAAGTATGATGATTGTATTAGAAAGAGTGGTCTAACCCCCGATAACTTCGTGGCAGGGCTCACTTTCAACGCTCTCAAAAAATAAAAATACGACCCGTGTATAGATAAAGATGCCTACTTATCGTGGAGGCTTCGCTAGAGTGGGAGGGTCCGTGGATAGCCCCGACTTCTTGTATTACAATGCTACCATCATCAATAACAATCAAATAGACCAAAACGCTCAAGGTCTAGCCGTTATTGACCCTCAAGTCCGCTTCAACGAGACCCGTGATAAGCCTATTCTAGACAATGTAGGGGACTATCACTTCACCATTATCCGCTTCTCAATGAATGGAGCGAACTTAGACCTTCCGCTCTTCTGCCCCCAAGTTGCCCTTACCCCAATATCGTATCTTATTGCGAAGATAGCATCAGCGACTGCGGGGCTCTACGCAGCGGGTGACCGTTATCCGCAGTGGAATACAACACAAGCATACGCAATTGGCGACTTTGTTCTCTATACTGTTCCCGGCAGTGCCTTTACAAACACTGTTTTTAGATGTCTCATAGCCAATACTAATGTAGACCCGGCAACCAACCCGCTCACTTGGTCCTATCAAGTTCCCGAGGGCGTCGTCTACGACACCACCACTCAACTTATCCAAACCGTCTATTCGTTCAACTTATCCTATCAGCAGGAATGGAATGTTGCGGCAGGTGCTACTACCATTATTAGCGTGAATAGCGGGGAGCAGTTTTTGAAATGGATACCTCAAATCCTAAACACTTCATTCGCACCACCGCCCCCCGCCGGTCCCGTCTACACTGAAAACCTTAACTCCCGTTGGTGGTGGGCTTCGGATTACTCCTATGTTGTTAATCTTATGAATACTACCCTTGTTAGTGCGTGGATACAACTCTATCTCAACTTCAACACGGCGTGGACGGCTCAAAGCGGAGGAACCACTAACCCCTATCCCACTTTTCAGGATTGGTGTAATGGTGTCGGTGTGCCTCCCCGCCTTGTGTGGAATGCTAAGGATAGCGAGACACGCACTATCACCTTGTTCGCAGATAGCAGTTGCTTCGGTCAGCGTCTAGAGACCTTCACGGTTGGAACAACTGCCGGAACCCCCACGGTCAACCCTTACTGCCGTATCTTTATGAATAACAATATGTATGGTCTACTCTCCGGCTTCCCTACACTCTATTGGAATTCTAGTATTATCCCCGTGCCCCTTACCATCCAAGCGGTGCCCGGCACACCAACTTGGAGTGCCCCCTCACTCGGCACCGGCTCACCCGTTAATAATACGGCTATGGATGGTGCTGCCTTTGAGTTCTTTATATCCAATGCCTTCTACACCAATGTTGAGGACTTTCGCCTTACTCCTTACTCGGGCACACCGCCCCTTGGCTTTGTCCCCAACGGCACGGCACAATACCCCGGTGATACGACTATCAACTACCAAAAGGTCTATTGGGCTCTCGCACAAGACTTTGCGTGTGTGGAAACTATGTGGTCCCCTATCTCCACCCTAGTCTTCACCTCTCAGTTGATGCCCTTCTTTAAGGAGACGCAGACCGACCCTACATTTGTTGGTGGTTCTAATACCGGTTACTCTAACCCTACGGCACAATCCGCCTTCCAACCTATTATTAGTGACATAGAACTCAACCTATCCGGTAAGGGTGCCGATGCCTACCGTGGGTTTATCTTCTTTGAGCCTATTGCCGAATACCGCCTTGCCGATGTAGCCGGACAAGGACCAATGCGGTCACTTGACTTCCAACTATGGTGGAAAGCCCGTCTAGACGGTGAGTTATACCCCGTCAATATGTTTAACCTTTCCTCAGTGTCTATCAAGATGCTCTTCCGCAAGAAGGGAGCATTAGGCAATCAATACTAAAAGTTAGGGCTAACTTAGGGGTTTGACCTCTTTTTTTTGCCGCCCGCAAAAGTGTTGCTAAAAAACCCCCGTCCCCCCCGGATTTTTTGAGATTGGATTAATTAATTCAGCGTCAAACAATCTCGCCCGCCAAGATATACGAGGATGTCCGCCGATATTGAGAAACTGACCGTAATGGACGGGCGTATCGTCCAGTCCCGCCCGAAGTATGCGGTGGAGAAGGGTGCCCTATCGCTAACCAATGCCCCGTTCAATGCGATTGCCGCCACGCAGTCGCAGATGACCTTTAACGTCTATGTGCCTTCCGAGAACGTCTTCGTAGACCGCAAAATTCAGTGGTCCGTTGGCTGCTATCAGCAGTTCACGGTCACAAAGGTAAACTCCGCCACCGGTGCGGCGGCGACTTGGGCGACGGGTAATACTATCCTTCAGCCCGGCGTTGACTTCGCCCTTACGGCGTTCCCCATCAACTCCCTCTGCTCCACGCTCTCCGCCACCATCAACGACACCACGGTCATCCTCAACTCGCAGGATGTGCTGAAGGAGGTCCTCCGTCTAACGGACTACAAGAAGAACCGCCTTGTCCGCACTGCCCCCACGCAGTTAGATAAGTATGCTCAGTATGCGGACGCTTTTACGGCGGTCAACAACCCCCTCGGTGGCTATCAGGATAGCCCCGACTACGACAACGTCCAAAACGGTGCCTACTCTGCCCTATGGTTCACGGACCAAGCCGGTGTGGTCGGCAACGGCTACACCTACACGGCTCCTTCCGGCGGTGTCTACCCCGTTATTACGACCCCGACGACCACGCCCGGTCCCAATACCGGTGCGACCGCCGGTGCCGTATGTATCCTCGGCACCGTCTCGGGCACCACGCCGGCGGCGGGTGATGCTATCCCCGTCTATGTCTATTGGGAGGCGACGGAGCCGATTGTGCTCTCGCCCTTTGTATTCAGCGACCACTGCGAGTGGGACACGGGTCTCTTCGGCATCAATAACATTCAGTTGATTGCGAACATTCAGCCGGCGTCGCAGTTACGCACATTCCGCAACTCGTGGCACCGTGGCTCCCTCATTACGCCCGGCTCCCTTCAGTTCAATACATCGGTCCCCGCCGGTGTATTCCGTAACACGACACTCAATGTTCAGTTCCTCACGCCTTCCCTAGATGTGCCTCTGCCACCAAAGTCCGTCGTGCCGTATATGGAGTTCCCCCGTTACATCTCTCAGCCCGGCACGCAGTTGGCTCCCGGTGCCTCCACGCAGTTACAGTCGCAGACGATTACACTGCCGACCATTCCCGACCTACTGATTATCTATGTCAAGCCGGTCGGTGGCTACACCACGACCCCCACGGGTCTTGCGGGTGCTACGGCGAACCCCACAGCCGCCGACTACGGACAGGCGGATTGGTATCTTGCGTGCGGACAGACGACGGCGGGTAACACCGTCAACTCTCGCCCACTGACGGTCAACTTTGATAACTTCTCGGGTCTCCTCTCGTCCGTCACGAACCAAGAGTTATACGGTATGTCGGTGAAGAACGGTCTAGATATGGATTGGAATTCTTGGTCCGGCTTCGGCAAGGGCAGTCTCGCCAACCACGGTGTGCTGAACGTCACGGGCTCCGGCTCGTCCGCCGTATCCGCCATCACGACCCGCTATGTCGGTGCCCCCACCCCGCTTGTTGGCTCTATCCTTGTCCTCAAGCCGTCGCAGGACATCACTCTACAGTCGGGACAGGCACCGTCGCTCGTAGGAAACTTCACGCTACAGTTCAATCTTACGGTCACCAATCAGTCCGACTTCACGGTCACCCCGCAGTTGTATGTCATCACGGCGAACTCGGGCTTCTTTGAGAGCATCCGTGGCAGCAGCCGTATCATCAAGGGCGTGCTATCCGAGCAGGACATCATCTCCGCTCCCCTAGCCTCTATGACGACCCGCTCGGAACTAGACCGCCTAGTCGGTGCCGGCTCGTTCCACTCAATGGCAAATGTAGCCCACAAGGCGATGGACGCCTACTCCAAGTCCAAGCCCGCCGCCGCCCCGGCTATGTCCGCCTCCGGTGGTCGGGCAGCACACGGCAAGTCCCTAAATGCCCGCCTAATGTAGAATGACGGACCCCACTGACATTCGCTACAAACTACGGGCTATCAAAAAATTACTACGCATACTAATGGTTGAAATGGCTATCTTAGAAACTATG